GGAAGCAGGAGCTGACAAGGATGACATCATGCTGGAAAAAGCCAGGTATCAGGGACAGCTGAACGAGTATAAGCAGTTCAGTAAGAAGATGGGACTTCTGGAACAGCGTGAGAGGATTTATCAGGATGGACTGGGCAAGGTAGCTACCAACACGAAACAGCAGAACGCACGCTATACACCGGAGATGATACGAAACGCAAAGATTGATTCGAACCAGTACAAACGGTACAAGGAAGTGCTGAAAGAAGATGCCGGAAGTCTTGCGGATTTCAGGCAGATGAAGTATAATGATCCTGAGAAGTGGGACGAACTACAGCATAGATATTCGGTTGTAAGACTGTACGATGTTGATTCCGGTGAAATGTCCCCATCCAAGATTTACGAACTGGATCAGAAAGCATTTCAGACGAAGACAGAGCTTTTCACTGGAACTGCAAAAAGAAAAGGTAATATTGCAGTTATGGAATTTGACGGCGTTACAAAGTTTGGAAATAGTCAGTTGGATGAAGAAGGAGATTCAGCATATACCAATTTTAAAGGAGACAAAACAACTCTTGTTTTACAAACAAAATCGCCTAAATTTAAAACAACGGTTGTGGGAAATCATGACAGATTTGGTGATAGTGAAGCGAAACTGTTTGAATATGCAGCATCAGTTGCAGGAGATGGAAAAGAACATACACTTAACTTGTTGTCAGAACGCTGTATGTGCGAAAGCTGTCGAGGAGTTATGCAGCAGTTTAAAGAGAACTTTCCAAATGTCAAGGTAAATGCAGTATCGAATGCGAAGAAGCAGGCAGAAAAAAATAAAAACAAGCCATGGGCAGGAAGAACGAGGTAGGTAACATGAGAGCAGAAGATGATCTTACATATCAGGAATATAAAGAAGGCGTTGAAGATGCTATGCGTTACATCAAAAATCATGGTTGGACAGCAAGACAAGTTACGGATAGAATGACGGACGAAGATAACGATCTGCTTGTCGGTACATCAGAAGCACTCTGGATCATTTCTATTGGAGCTTATGAAGTAGAGCACGACATTCTGGAGGAGAGAGTACTGGAGCAGTTGTCGTATCATATCCCACGCTATGAGATGGGAAAATACAACGACATCACGCCGGAAGAAAGAGAACTTCTGGAGAAAGATATCGCATTTATCCGTTCAAAAGTGGAATTGTGGAAGCTGAAAAGCTATGATGATTAAAAAGTAAAGATACAGGTATACAGCACGCAGAGATGCGTGCTATTTTTGTACCCATTTTGCAGGGAGGTGAGAAATATAAAAAGTAAAACCTATGAAGAATTTGTCGAGAAATTCAAACCGAAGAAAACGACAGACGACTGCTATACACCATCGGAGATATACGAAGTCATAAAGGACTGGGTGTGCAAACGTTACAATATTGATCCTGAGAACGTGATTCGCCCATTCTGGCCAGGCGGCGATTACGAAAAAGACGAATATTCGCCGGGATGTGTGGTGGTGGACAACCCACCTTTTTCCATCCTGAAAAACATATGTGAATTTTATCTGGAACGGGGCATCCCGTTCTTTTTGTTTGCCCCGTCACTCACGGCATTATCCGGCAAGACTACCTGGGACAGAATGAACCACATTGTGTGTGACTGTTCGATCGTGTACGAAAACGGGGCAACTGTGAGAACATCGTTTATTACCAGCTTCGAACCGGAAACGGTAGCGGAGACATCACCGGAGCTGACAAAGCTGGTGAATGATACAGTGGAAAAGCTGAAGCAGGAAAAGACACGGAAATTGTCAAAGTATGATTATCCGGATCATATCGTCACCGCTGCCATGATGCAGAAAATGGCACGCTACGGCGTACATTTCAGGGTAAGGCGTGAAGAATGCCAGCTTGTGCGAAGCCTGGACGCCCAGAGAGCCATGAAAAAAGAGATTTACGGGGCAGGGCTTCTGCTGTCAGACCAGGCGGCAGCCAGGAAGCAGAATGCAGAAAAGCAGGCAGCAGAAAATGCCAGAAAGCAGGCAGAGGATGCCATCTGTTATGAACTTTCAGAACGTGAGAGGGAACTGGTGGAAGAATTAAATAAATCAACACTGTATTAAGAAAGCGAGGATGAAAACATGAAAAAATTATTTATCAGCCAGCCAATGAAAGGCAAATCAGATGAGGAAATTTTAAGAGAGAGAAAAAAAGCGATCCAGTGTGCGGAAAGACAGTTAAATGAGCCGGTGGAGGTAATCGACAGCTTCTTACAGAATGCACCGGCAGACGCAAAACCGCTCTGGTTTCTGTGGAAATCCCTGGAACTTCTGGAGGGTGCTGATATTGCGTATTTCACAAAAGACTGGAAAGGAGCAAGAGGCTGCCGTATCGAACACACTTGTGCATTGGAATATGGGATTGAAACAGTTGTGGAAGATTATTCCAATGACTGAACACTACACAGTCACAAAAGACGCAGACAGGCTTGCACCGAACTGGCTGGCGAGCCGGATCAATTACAAGACAATCAAATTCTTATACCGGGACATTGACGGACACGCAGAGCTGAAAGGGGTGAGGATTGGCGATGAAGTGGCACAGATCGGCGACACGGTACAGTTCAACGGCAGACGGTTATCCGTAGAAAGGCGGTGATGAAAACCATGATAAGCATTAAAATGACGGAGCACAGCATCCGGATGGTCGGCCATGCCGGGACACGTTCCGAGAGCGGTGCTGACCGTGCGTGTGCGGCGGTATCCGCACTGACCTGCAACCTGGTCAATTCACTGCATGATCTGACGCAGGACAAGATACGGGCGGAATTAAGCAGTGGAGATGCAGACATCCGGTGGGATCGCCTGTCAGAACAGGGAAAGCTGTTGATGGATTCGTGGTTCCTTGGGATCACGGAGATCAACCGGGAATACAACTGCATACAGTTTCACTAACTGGCACCTTATGAGGGTGCTTTTCTTATGCCCAAAACATGAAGGCGTTAAAAGCTTGGGAAAATCTCGAAGGAGGAAGATACAATGTATAGAAAAATGAATTTAAGGCTCTTTGAGGACGGCAAAGCAGGAGGAGCCGGCTCTGCTGGACAGGGCAATGGTGCCGGGAATGGAGACGGCAGCCATACGGGAAATGCCGGGGCAACATACAGTTATGAACAGGCGGAAGAGATCGCAAACGCAAGGGCAGGCAAAGCGGAACGTGCGGCACTTGCCAATTATTTCAGAAGCCAGGGCATGACGGAGGAAGAAATCACAACAGCAATCAGTGATTTCAAAGCAAAGAGACAGGCGAACAAGCCGGATGTGGCTGCCATCGAAAAAGAACGCGATGACGCAAAAAAAGAGCTGGAATCGTACAAACAGAAAGACATCCTGAAAGAAAACGGTGTAGATGCAAAGTACACAGATTTTGTGTTGTTTGAGGTATCGAAGAAAGTGGATGACAAGACCGATTTCAAAACAGCTTTAAAAGCGTTCCTGAAAGACAACCCACATTATGCAGGTGGCGGTTATCGTGTGAACACACAAACAAAACAGAATGTGGCGGCAGGATCCGGAGGCACAGCCGGAAACAATACCAATGATTTTGTTAATTCCTTAATTAGAAAGGCGGCAAGAAGATGAAAAAAAGAATGGATTTAAGACTGTTTGATCTGGATGCAAACCTGATCGACCGCAGCGGTGCAGAATCCCTGATCCCGGAGCAGTATGCAAGGGAGATCATCCAGGGGGTTGTATCAGAATCGGCAGTATTGAGAATGGGCAGAAGACTGCCAAACATGAGTTCCAATAAGTACCGCATGCCGGTACTGGACATGCTCCCGATGGCATATTTTGTGAATGGGGACAACGGACAGAAACAGACCACAAAGATGTCATGGGATAAGAAATACATCACTGCGGAAGAAATTGCAGTCATTGTACCGATCCCGGAAGCAGTTCTGGAAGACGCAGACTACGATATCTGGGGCGAGGTAAGGCCGAGGGTACAGGAAGCTTTTGGAAAGGTGATTGACGGTGCAGTACTTTTTGGAGTTGAAAAACCGGCATCCTGGAGGGATGACTTGGTAGCAACCGCAACGAAAGCCGGAAGCGTTGTAAAAACAACGGCTGACCTGTATGCGGATATCATGGGTGAGGATGGTGTCATTGCAAAGGTAGAGCAGTCCGGCTATTTTGTGAACGGACACGTTGCAGATATTTCCGTAAGGGCGAAACTCAGAGGTCTGAAAGATACGAC